AACACACCGGCGACGATCCCGCCGAGGTCGGCTAGCAAAGAGCCGAGCTGCTTGAGGACCTCCCAGGCGTTCTGCATCCAGGCCATCGCCTGCCCTGATTGCGCTGCCTGGGACATCCACTCGCCGAAGCGGCTCAGGGTGTCGGTGAGACCGCTGGACAGTGATCGGAAGAACTCTGTCCCGACCGCGGCGAGGTCGAGGAACCCGGTCATCAACGGCGTCAGCGCCAGGCGCAGCCCGGTCACCAAGCTGGAGGTGTTCGACAGGATGACGTTGAATTGGCCGACGCTGCGCTCGGCGGTGGCGAACTCCAGGAACGCCCGCACGACCGACCCCATGTTCTGGGCCAGCCCTTCGATCCACGGCTGGGTGCCGCGAAGCAGATCCACGAAATGCGCCAGCGACCCGTTGAGCTCAGCGAAAAACCCCGTTTGCGCCGCCTGCTGGAAGGTCTTCATCGCCGGGACGGTGTTCCGGAACTCCAGCGCGAACGACTTGGCCGCCGGGGTGAGCTTGTCCAGCGCCTCGCCGAATTTCTTCGCGTCGCCCTCGTAGGCGTACTTCATGGCGTCGCCGACGCTGTACAGACTCAGCTTCAGCGTGAGGTTGGCCGCCGTGAGCACCCCCAGGGCACCCGGCAGGGCGGCGAGGATCCCCCCGGCCGGGGCGAGCGCGGCCAGCAGCCCGACAACGCTGGAGGCGGCCGACGCTCCCGCCGCGGTCAGCGTGGCCAGCGCCCCAGCCGCGGCCACGATCCGCACACCGGCCCGCCCGATGTCCTCGACGAAGCTTGTGAAGCGCCCGGCGGTCTGCCCCAGCGCAGCTCCCAGGCGATCCACGCCCGCGCCCAGCACGCCGAACCGGCCGTGCAGCACACCGAGCCGGTCGGTCAAGCCGCCGACATCACCGGTCAGTCTGCCCATCTGACCGCGCAGCCCGCCCGACGACGCGTTCAACGCGGCGATCTTCGCCGCGGCCCGCTCCGCCTCGTTGCCGAGCTGCCGAAACGCACGCGACGCGTAATCCCTCGCGAAGATGTCGAAACTGAGGGCGGCCACGGCGACCTCCCCTCAGGGCGACATGTTCAGTTCTCGGACTGCGCTTTCTTGTTGATCTCGTCCACCTGGCCGCAGAACAGCTCGAACTCCGCCACCGTCAGCTGATCAACGTCCCGGGGGGTCAGGTGGAAGTAGTGCGCGAGCGCCGGCAGGTACCGGCGCCGCTTCAGCTCGAGGTCTTCGCCGCCTCGGCGGCGGGCGTAGGGTCCCCCTCCGGCTCCTCGAAGGTGAAGTCGCTCCAGTCGACCGGGACCTTGCCGGTCTCGATGTCCTCCCAGCTGATGTCCTTACCCATCCGGAAGTGCAGGATGAGCCAGGCGAGGGCGGCCATCGCGACGAAGTCGCCCTGCCTCAGCGCCGCCTCCAGGTCCAGGGCCCGGAACCCCGTCTTACGCTGGATGGCGATGCCCTCATGCAGGGGCAGGCTCCCAAGGTCGACGTCAACCGTCTCGCCCTGGTAGGTGACCTTGGCCATCAGGCTCCTCTTTCGATGTAGTCGGCAATCTCGTCCATCGCCTTGATCACAGCGGTGCGGACCTCGCCCACGTGCTTGCGGATCGTGGTCGCGAACCACGGTTTGCCCTGCTGGTGAGTCCAGGGGTCGTGCCCGAACGTCGGATGCCGCCACCCCCTCGGCGAGTCCAGGTGCCGGGGCAACGTCCGCTGATCTGGCGGCAGCTTCGACTCGTTCACCTCGATCCGGACAGCGGCCGTCTTCACTCCCGTCTTGATCACCAGGCGGAGCGCACCCGCGATGGTCTGCCGCAGCCCGGATCCCCTACGCGCCCGCGCCCGGGCACGCTCGTTGATCGCGATGATGTCGTCGGTGGTGAGCTCGTCTTCATCCTTGACCCGGGCCAGCGCGGCATCCGCGAGCCGGACCGCCCGCGCGCGCTCCCGCTGCCGCCGGCCGCCGCCCTTGGAATTAGTCACCGGGATCGCCAGCACGGCCGCCTTCGTCGCAGCCACGGCCGGTTGCGCGCCGTCCCGGATGCCCTTGCGTAGCCTGGCCGCCAGCTTCTTGTCGCCGGCTTCCTGCAACCGCCGGTTCAGCTCATACAGCTGATGCGCGCCGACCACCCGGACGTCGATCGTCACAGCGACGTGTCCGCCGACACGATCTTCACCTGGATCGGGGCGTTGACCTCATCGTCGTACGCCTCGAACGAGGTGCTCATCTCGACGATCCCCGGCCCGCTGACGGACGGCGCCGCCTCCTTCAGCTTGCAGGCCGGCATGATGAACGACAGCTGGTTGTTGTTGCCGCCACCCGAGGGGATCGCCGACCCCGTCAGGGTGAACTCGATCGCCGTGGTGGTGTTGTTCTTCATCAGGTCGTACAGCTCAGCCCGGTTGAACTCCGCTGTGAGGCTGCCGGTGATCGTCGGAACGTCGTTCTCCAGCTGCTCCCGCTTGATGCCGGCGTTGCCGATGCCGTACCGCTCCGTCGCGAGGGGCGTCTCGCCCTTGATGGAGATCTCCTTGATGACCGTGGACACCGCAGTGCCACCGGATATGGTCATCTCCCCCGACGAGGTGGACGCGGTGCCGCCGAGCTTGAGCATGCCCTGCTGGAAGTTATAGACCTCGGCGCCGGACACGAACGACGCGGTGGCCAGCGCCGTGGTGGTCGACTCGTCCCACCCGTCGATCTCCAGGGACAGCGTGGCGATCGCGGAGTCCGACAGCTTGAACTCCCACGACTTGATCTTGCAGCCGGAGTAGGTGTGCGGCCGTACCGTCCCCGACGGCTCCGGCCGGCCCACCTGAATTGTCAACGCCTTCCCGACCAGCCCGCCAGGGGTGTGGATCTGGGCGTACGCGCTGGTGGAGGCGATCTGCTGCGGCGTCGCAGACGACCCCAGCATGTGCGCCACCAACAGCCCAGCCCCCTTTGTGGGGAATTCGAACTCGATCGAGCCCTCGACCGTCTTGCGGGACTGCACCAGGCGGGCCGCCCGCTTGAACCGGCGCCCCACACGCAGACCGGTCGGTTCGACGAACGTCGGCTTCCACGCCAAGCTCTCCGAGTTGAACTCGATGAACTTGCTCACCGTCACCGCGGTGCCCACGGTGGTTTCCGCGGCGAAACCGAGCTGGGCGTCAAGACCTGTACCCGTGGCCATCTGCTATTCCCCCTTCGCGGGCTCGGTGGTCGCCCGCTTCGCGGCCGGCGCGTGCACGGCCTCGCGGACCAGCTCCCAGGTGTCCTTCGGCCAGGCGCGGGCCCCGCCGGTGAACCCGATCCGTTCCTTGGTCTGCTCGTCGCGGACCACGTCGTCGGGGCCGCCGGTCACCCAAGCGTCGTCGAGCTCGGCAAGGACGTCGCCGTCCACGGTGATGACGTCGCCCGCGGCGACCAGCGGGCCGTCGGTGCGGCCCACCCGGCGGTCGTCGCCGCTGATGTTCTTGAACCTGGCCACGCGTTCTCCTTAGATGCGGGTCTGGACTCGGATGACGAACGGGACTCGGGCCTCGAGGCCGGACTGTCGCTGCGCCTGGTACAGGCCGCCGGAGGCGATCTCGGCGACGGTCGGTGGCGGCAACCCGATCGACGGGTCGGCGCGCAGTACGTCCTCCACGACGCCGAACAGTGCGTAGGCGCGCAGGCGGACGGGCCGGACCTCGGTGCTGCCCCGCCAGACGACGACAGCACCCGTCACCTGAACCGTCTCCTTCCGAGATCGGGCGCCGATGCCCGCCCATGTCTGGGTGTCTTCGGCCGCCTGGCCCTCGCCCTCGGGATCGCCGTCGTACCCAATGAACACCGCCTCATGGAGGGGGTGGTTGGTGACGGGCGGACCATCCAGGACGCTCACCTTCGCCAGCCCCGGCGCGTTCTTGTACAGCGCGACCAGGGCGTCGATGACGGCCGGTACGCGGGAGGTGGTCACCGTTGCCCTCCGGGTTGGTGGTTCGTGGATCGGAGGTCAGGTTCAACCTGACCTTCATCGCCCGTTCGCCGGTGACCGGGTAGCAGAGGAGGTCCGCTGCCGTCACTGGCGTCTGAGTGCGTCTCACGCGGGCGGGGAGCAATCGGTGCGGCCCGGCTCGACCGCCGTCAGCCCACCAGCGGCGGCTGGTCGCCCAGCAACTCCAGCACCCGCCGCGGCACGCTGAACCCGAACCTTGGGTCGTACACCTCATCCGACCAGCCGACCCGGACGCCGCCCTGCGTGCCCCGCTGCGTCTCCCACATGTGTTGCAGCAGGATCAGCGCCGCTTGCCTGACGTTCGGCGGGATCGATGTGCGCCCGGCAGTGTAGGTGACCCGCAGCGGCCCGCACATGTAGCCGCCGTCGAGGCGCTGCACGATGCCGGTCGGCCCGTCCACGTCCAGGTCGGCCACGTTCTGAGCGACGGCGCCGGTCTGCACCGACACCACTGACGTTACCGACAGGACCGGGGCGTGCAGCAGTGCTATCAGGTGGCCGCCCTGGTGCTTCTCCACGTGCGTGGTGCGGGCAAGCGCCCCTTTAAACCGTTCGCATATCTCGGTGACCGACCGGATGAACCCGGCGATCTCCTCGTCATAGTCGGTGTCGTCCTCGGCGATGTTGAGCTGTTTCTTGCCCTCCCGCAGGGACAGAACCCCGGCCTCCGCCCACTCCGCGGCGACTTCGAATGGCTCCTCGTCCACCCCCGTCGGTGTTGTGGACGCCCAGCGGGCGATGTGCCGCCCCGGCGTCGTGGTCGTGTAGTCGTACCGGTACAGCCCGGTCCCCTCGTGCACGACGTCCGGGAGGGTGAACGGGCCCACGGTCGTGGCGTCCGGCAGCTGAATGGTCAGCGTGATTCCCGCCGGGTCGACCAGCGTTCCGGCGCTGTCAGCGACCTGCGTCGTCAGCGTGACGACCGAGCCGACCCCGTAGGTCGTCATGAGGCTCCTTCCCGCAGGATTGCCTGCGAGGACGAGCCCGCAGACACCAATACCGCTGGCGCATGCCCAGCGCACAGCACCGCCTGCCCCGGCCGCGCCGCGCTCACGCTGACCGAGCCGCGCCCTGCACGACACCGGATCAGCCCGGCCACCCCAGCCAGTGCCACGTTGGCCGGCCCTGTCAGTGCGCCCGGACCGCCCCGCAGGAGAACCGCACCAGCCGGACCTAGCGGGGCCGCGGTCTGGATGGCCAAGACCCGGGCGGGACCGGCCGCGATCCGCACACAACCTGCCGCCCCGGCCATGGTCGTCAACTGGGCGGCGGCGACAACCCCCGCCTCTGCCCGCGCGGTGAGCGCCCCCGAGGAGCCCACGACGGACGCGTGCCGGACCGCCAGGAGAGTCGCCTGAGCGGTGCGCAGCAGAAGTCCACCAGCACGCCCCGCAGCGGTGACGGAGGTGCCGCCGGCCACGGTCGAGACCGCACCAGCCGACGCCCGCAGTCGCAGGACCCCCGCACGGCCGGGAAGAAGAGCATGGTCGATGGCGAGCACAGCGCCAGCGCCCGGCCGCAGCC